CCTACTGATTTTTGTAAAAATGTATCTATGATAGCTGTTGCTTCTGCAACTTCAGCTTCATATAATTTTCTTAAAGCTAGTAACCACATATTATAACCTACTATTCTTTATTTTATTCTGAACATCTAAACGATAAGCGTCATCTTTCGAATATCTTTCGTCAGACATTGCCTGAGTAACTTCAGCCCATGACCTATAACCTGGTGCATTTGCTGCGTTTGATTTGTTAGCAGATTGTAAATTTGGTTCACTACCTGTTGCGTTTTGAAAACGAGCATTAAGACCTGAGATTGCTAAACGAGTAGCCTCAATGTCTTTACCGTTAACTGTGTTATTATAAGCTGTAATTTCTGTTTCTGTTAAATTGTCAACAGCCCAATCCATCATAGCTTTATAACTTTCATTGCCACCCACTTCTTGTTTTAAAGTGTTTGCTGTTTGTGTAGCAATTGCTTCTTGTCCTTTAATGAAAGCGTCTACGTAATCTTTTGGAATACCTGCTTTCTCTAAAGCTTCATAAGACTTGTCAGCTAACTGACCTTCCTTACTATATTCCTGTTGTAAAGTTTCTAGATTTAATCCAGCTTTATCAACAGCTTCTTGAGCGTTTTTATCTATGGATAAGTCGCCTTCTTTTTTATCTGTAGGCTGTTCTTCTTTATTAGAAAGTTTAGTCTCATTTTCATAAGTTTTGTCTTGAGAACCTAACTTTGATTCTAACTCACCATAAGCTTTTGCCATATCTTCGGCACTTTTAAATTTTTCAGGAAGCCAATCAGGTCGCTCTTCTGATTTTAATTTAAACTGTTCTTCAGGTTTATTTTCTTCCTTCGGTGCTTCAGCACCAGTCTCTTTACTTTTTATCTCTACTGATTCGACCATTTGTTATACTCCTTAACTTGTCGGTTTTGTCATATTGTCTGCAACTTTTGGTGCTACGTCTTGAGCCGTGTCAGCCATTTGTTGCATTTGTTGTTGTTGCATTTGAGCTTCCTGTTCAGCTTGTAACTGTTCAGGACTCTTTATTAAGCCTTCAGTATCAATCCCTTGTGCTGTTGCTAATCTCTGAAGTAAATCTTGAGGATTTAACAACTGAACTATTTGAGGATTAATTTGAGCGAGTTGACCTATTTCTGCAACGAACTCTCTAAGTTTCTGTAAGTCATTACCACGTCCAAGTGCTTCAACACCTGTAATAATAGTTGGCTCAACAGAACCTTTTGGTAATTTAGGAATTTCATTTTTACTTCCCATTCTTACCATTAGTAACTTAACAAGAGGTAATTGTAATTCTTGTGATAATAAAGAATATATACCACCCATTGCAGTTTCTAATTCATTTGCCATGTAACGAATTTCTTGAGCCGTTACACGTTCAGCTTGACGCTGAATAGCTGTGTTTAATAAGAAAGCATAAGCCATTCTTTCTTCTAGTCTTGTGACTGCTTTCTCCACAGTTTGTAAATCATAAAATTTGTTTGCTTGTAATACTGAAACATCATCTTCATTTCCAGTTATAATATCACCGTTACGTGCTATAGCTAAATCTCTTTTCTTTGTTGTTGAATTTGGTTTAACTAAGAAAACCATTTTAGAAGACGCAGCAGAAGATTCTACTAGTGACTGCGATAAACCTTCTAAAGATTTTAAGTCACCAATATATTCTTCAACATAAGAACGTCCATAATCTTCTCCGTCTACTCTTACCATTCTTAAAGGTAACCAAGGTAAACGGTCTTCATTATACATTCCTATTGATGATTGTATTTTAATTCCTTGTACTTCTTGACAAATATAAAATTTGCCATTTGGTAGTTTGTAAATGTGAGTGTATAAATCACAGTTGTCATTAGACTTAATGTCTTTTTTCGACATTGCATTTATTACTTGCTCTTTAGTTTCATCATCTAGAGATAAAACTGATACACTTTCTTTTACAACTATTTCTAAAACATTTCCTTCACCGTCTCTTTTACATACATATTGGTTTAAACCATATACTCTCATACTTCCTTCTTTTGGAATATGACATAATACATTTCCACCAACAATTAAATGTTTTAAAGCTTCGAATGAAGGTACACGTATAGCCAAAGATTCTATCTTCGACATAACATCACGCTCAATTTTAGAAAACGATTTTTCTATCGCTGTCTTTAATTGAGGTTGCATATCGATTTGCTGTTTAGCTTTACCTTGAATTGCTAAACGGAAAAATGGTTGATTTGGGGGAAGTAGTAATAGTAGTAATTTGGAAGCTAGGTTGTTGACACCTCTACTACCTACTGATTGGAAGGGACTATAAAAGTCACTTGATTGTGTTTGATAATTTTCAGGGATAAGAGTTGGAATAGTTAATTCTGAACACTCTCTACCTCTAGTCAAATAATGTTCTCTATTTTCAGACAGAGAATTGTATCGGCTTTCTGCATTTGTATTTACATCAAAACCCATTACATCTTTTTTATCTGCCATTGTTTATTCCTTATACTGTTGGATTTGAACCAGGAATATTAAGGTCAGTTTGTAACATTGTAGTTCCCTTTTTAGATTTCTTTTTCTTTGCAATTTCTAAAGCGTCCTCTGAAGCTAACTCGATTGTTGGAGATAGTTCGTCAGGATTAGCCATTGCTCTAACAGGTTGAACTGCTTGTTGAACTGTTTCTTGGACTTTTCGTCCACCACCCATACACATAATTTGACTCCTCTCTTAGTAGTTAATTGTTAAATCTGAAGAATGTGAAACTGAAGACTTTTTCTTCTTATCCACTACAGGAGTTTTATCTATCTCTGGTGGATTGTCTTTAGGTTCAAAAACATTTCCGTCAACATAAGTTAATGTTGGGTCAGGTCTAGAGACAAACTTCTGACTTGGTTGTGTTGTTCCACCTAAGCACATATTATTGTCCCCCTAATAAATTATCTTCACTTCTTTTCTTTAAATCTTTGAGCCAATTAACCACACTTCGTTGACCTGCTTTAAACCAAACTTCTCTTTCATTATCTTTTAATGAAGGTGAACGGTCAGGATAAATCTTATCTAAAACATTGATAAGTTCGTCAACTGTATACGGTAATTGTATCTCATCTAAAGGATTTTGATTGTTCTCATTTTGTTTCATATCTATTTCCTTCTAATATGGGGACTAATTAGCCCCATAAATTGCCTGTTAAGTTACCTTTTGTATACTCTGTTGCTCTATTTTCGAAGAAATTCGTATGTTCTACGCCATTTAATACCCAATCTAACCAAGGCAAAGGGTTATCTTTTACCTTAAAATTAGGTTTTAAACCTAGTTGCAACAGTCTTCTATCAGCTATATGTCTAATATATTGTTTAACTTGTTTAGGTTCTAGTCCTTGGACTCCACCCATTTCAAATGCTAAATCGATAAACTTATCTTCTAAGTCTACCATATCTCTACATATCTGATATAAAGTTTTTTTAAAATTATCATTCCAAACTTTTCTATTTTCATCTATTAAAGCGTGGAATAATTTAATCATATTCTCTACGTGATGGCTTTCGTCTCTTATAGACCAAGTAACTATTTGACACATACCTTTCATTTTACCATATCTTTGAAAGTTTAATAGCATAATGAAAGACGCAAACAATTGAAGACCTTCACCAAATGCTGAGAATACAGCAAGTTCACGTGCAAGTCCTTCAACACCTTTACCTTTATCTTTAAATAAATAGTCATGTTTATTTGCCATTTCTTTATACTCTTGAAATGCTTGATACTCTTTATCAGGCAAACCAATTGTATCATTCAATAAAGAATAAGAGTGAGCGTGATTAGCTTCGCTTGTTGCAAATGCTGATAACATCATTCTTATTTCAGGTGGTTTAAATTTAGGAATGTAGTTACTTAAATAAGCTTGTGCTATATCTACATCACCTTGCGTAAAGAATTTTAAAATCTGTGTTATTAAATTTTTTTCTCTTTTGTTTAATCTCTCGTTCCAATCTCTTACATCTTCAGCTAAAGGAACTTCACTAGGTAACCAGTGCATTTTCTGTTGCATATCATAAGCGTCAAAAGCCCACGGATATTCAAAAGGTTTATAATATATTCTCTCTTTTAATAAACTCATGTTGTCCTTTCTATTGTTATGTCGTTATCTCTATTTAAAACTTGATAACTAATTTCTTTTGGTTCAAACATATTTAAATAATCAAATACAGTTTGTTTATTTAAAGTGCTGCAAGTGTAAACATCTAATTGAACAACAGCAGGAGAACTTTCGTCCCAAGAGTGTAATGCTATGTGTGAAGTTTCAATACA